TAGAAGCGGCTGCTGCTTATTTGCCGGTAAATAGCTTCGATGCTTTTGGCGCATATTTCTCAACTTCAACGACTGCACTGCGAGAAGAAGCGATGGCGGTCCCGTCATTAGCAAGAGCGCGAAACATAATCTGCTCAACGGTAGCAAGCACGATGATCGATGTATGGCAAAAATCGACAGAAACTCGAATTGAACCTCCACGCGTTATTAATCAACCAGACCCGCGCGTCAGTGGCGCCAACGTATGGTCCTGGATTGCTGAAGACATAATTTTCTACGGTTACGCGTATTTATACTGCATCGACCGTTATGCAGAGGATGGCAGAGTGCGTTCTGCTGAAAGAATCGCACCGACTCGCGTAACGGTTATGACTAACTCACAAAGTACGGAAATCACAGGCTATCGAATCGATGGCAGACAAGTTCGCAATGAAGATATGAAAGTCTTTATGGGAATGGACGAAGGATTACTAAATCGCGCTGGTCAAACCATCAAAGCTGGAGCTTGGTTAGAAAGAACTGCTTTAAATTACGCAAAAGAGCCAGCACCGTTAACAGTTATGAAAACAAACGGCACTGCGATGCCCGGAGATAGAATTCGCACCTTGTTAGATTCTTGGAGTAAAGCTAGAAAAGAAAGAGCGACGGCTTTTCTTAATGCTGATGTGGTATTGGAAAAATTAGGATTCAACCCGGGAGAGATGCAGCTGAATGAAGCTCGTCAGTACATCGCGCTGGAACTTTGCCGCGCTATTGGAATCCCGGCCTGGTTCGCGTCTGCTGACCCGCAGTCAAATACCTATTCAAACGCGATTAATCAGCGACGCGACCTAATCGATTATTCTCTCAAGCCGGTTATGACCGTTATTGAACAGAGATTAAGTCAAAGCGATTTCTTACCGCAGGGACAATACGCTCGCTATAACTTCACAGACTTTCTGCGCGGTAATCCGCTGGAGCGCGCGCAGGTTTACCAGATACTTTCGGGCATCGGTGCTATAACTCCAGAAGAGATAAGAAAAGAAGAGGACATGATTAGATGAAGATACAAGTACCGATTAAAATAACTGCGGCAGATAACAACGCGCGCACTATCTCTGGCCGCATCGTAACTTACGATGAAGTAGCAGCTACAAGCGCAGGACGAACTATCTTTAAAGCTGGTTCGGTCCCGATGATCCCGGTAAAATTAAATTTAGAACACGACAGAACGCGCCCAATCGGGATGACATTATCTATGGACGAAGCTTTGGAAAACGGAAAGCCTGTCGGAATCGATGCAACCTTTAAAATCGCAAATACAACCGCCGGCACTGATGCGCTGGAAGAAGCAATGTCCGGACTCAGGGACGGCTTCAGTGTTGGAGTTGCAGTAGACGATTATGAAACCGTAGACGGTGCGATGATAATTAAGGCAAGCGAACTTATAGAAGTCAGCCTTGTAACAGAGCCCGCAGTCCGCTCAGCGCGAGTTAGCGACGTCGCAGCTAGTGAGGAAGAAAAAGATTCTGAAGGCACAGAGCCGGCAGATGCAGTAGAAAACCCGACCCAGGAGGAAACAGTGGAAAATACCACCGTCCAAAACGCTCCCGCCGTTGAAGAAGCGGTGGAAGCATCTACGCAAGTCCAGGCAAATGCCCGGCCTGCGTTCTATACCAAGCCACGCATCGAGATAACTCCGGTTAAATATCTGGAGCAATCAGTACGCGCAACACTTGGAGACCATGAGGCCCGCCAATACGTTATGGCGGCAGATAACACAACCGACAACGCCGGCCTGATTCCAACACGTCAGCTGACTGAAGTCGTCAACGGACTATCTAACTTAGTTCGTCCCTCAATCGATGCGATTTCTCGCGGTGTCCTACCTGATGCAGGTATGTCCTTCGAGATTCCAAAAATTACACAAGTTCCAACCGTTGCAGTAACAGCAGAGGAAGCAGCACCATCAGAGACAGACCAAAATTCCTCATTCGTTACAGTGAACGTCCAGAAATTTGCGGGCCAGCAGACATTCAGTTTAGAACTGCTTGACAGAAGTTCGCCGATTTTCTTTGAAGAACTTATGAAGACTATGGCCGCGGCTTACGCTAAAGCTACAGACGCAAGAGTAAATCTGCTTGTTTATCAGAACGCAACAGGCGATGCGACTACTACAGTTACCTATCCAACTGCCGCAGAGCTTCTAGGTATTGTCGCACGTGGAGCTGCTTCGGTATACGGCGCAACTCAGCGATTCGCTCGCAATATGATTGTTAATACAAGCCAATGGGCAAACTTGATGACTTTGAACGATAGCGGTCGTCCAATCTATAACGCATCACAACCACAGAACGCGGGCGGTGTAGTTCGTCCAGATTCAATCCGTGGAAACGTTGCAGGACTTGATTTATTCGTAACTGCTAACACAGCACAAGGTACAGATACCGACGGCTCAATCCTGATCGTGGACCCAGAAGCGTATACTTGGTATGAATCACCATCGTTAAAGCTTCAGACCAATTTAATCTCAACCGGTCAGATTCAGGTTATGTACTACGGTTATGGAGCGACAGCAGTAAAGATTGCTGGCGGTTCATTCCATAACAACAAGGCTTAGGCCATTTAGTCATGGGCCGATTCGCTCCTGAGTCGGCCCAGCAGAATCGAAAGGGTCAGAACTAATGCCAGCGATAATCACGGCAACGCAACTTCGCAACGTTCTAGGTGTTAGTTCTGCCCTTTATGATGATACTTATTTAAATCAAATCATCGACAGCGCAGAAAACATAATCCTGCCGATGCTTGTCTCTAACAGTTCCAAAGTTGCTTATGTAAATTTAACTAGCAACGTCGCTTATTACTACACCGTAAGACCTCACGGATTTACGACCGGTCAGACCGTCGTCGTTACCGGACTCTTTGCGCCATTCAACGGCACCTTTACAGTTACGAACGATTATCGATTTATTTCAGAATATTCTCCGCAGTTTAATTATCCTTATCCATTTTTACCGGCAGGCTTTCTTGCTGAGTTCAGCGGAAAGGTATTTTCGGTCGCAATTAATAACGCGGACATCGACTTGCAGCCAACCATCCCACAAGGCACTGCCACCTTATCCGGTTATGGCGCGGATTCTTTATACGCATCGACTCCGGCGGTTGAATCTGCTGTTTACGTCGTATCCACAGAAATCTTTCAATCCCGACTCTCGATAGGCGGGCAACTCGAAGGCGTGGATTTCACGCCGACGCCCTTCCGTCTCGGTCGTTCGTTACTATCGAGAGTCCAAGCTTTGCTGGCTCCTTATTTAGACGTAGAAACGATGGCCCAATAATGCCGGCTAACTCCATTCAAGTATCAATTAGAGATGCGCTAAAGACGGCCTTCTCCGGACTAGCTGCATCGACGTATAACAGCGTCCCAGAGTCGGTTATTAGTCCAGCCATCGTCATCGTCCCGGATACGCCGTACTTTGAGCCGACTTTTCTAGGCAAGGCTAATGTTAAATTAAAAGTAAATTTAATCGCCACGGCAATCGTGGCGTATAACAGCAACCCGGCTTCTTTAGATAATATCGAGAAGCTAGTCATTAGCATTCTGGCGGCATTGCCCGCCGGATACACCGTCGGCGTTGTAGAACGTCCGCTGGTGTCTCAGATAGGTGCCGCGCAGTACTTAACCTGCGACATCAATCTGTCCACCTACTACACACAGACAAGCTAGGAGTAACAAATGGCGACGACCGTCATAACCGGGCGCGATTTAGTTCTGACGATTGCGTCCAAAAATTACGATGAGCAAGCAACCACTGCAACGCTCAGCGCAGATACCACGATCGAAACTTATGAGACACTTTATGACAAGGCTTATAAGTCTATTGATTCTCAGTGGACTTTCGATGTCGAGATGTTGGCCGACTGGGGCGCAGCAGATTCTCTCTGCGAAGCTCTATGGACCGCAGCGGAGACGGCACCTAACACCGCTCTGGCTTGCAGCCTAACGGCCGTAACCGGCGCAGTCTTTACCTTTAACGTTCTGCCAATTTATCCAAGCGTAGGCGGAACAAGTCCGGACGCTCAGACAGTAAGTCTGTCGTTCACCGTAATTGGAAAACCAACCGAGTCATTTACCT